AACTGGGTTGGAATGTCCATATCCTTCACCTCGGCAGCCACGAGGTCGTTGTAGGCTTCAGCAGCCAAAGCCCCTAAATCCGCCAGAGACAGCGCTATTCCCAGTTCTTTATAGAGCTTACCAAAGGCATCGCTACAGCGCCCCATGAGCCGCTGGTCGATTTGAGCGACAGGCTCTGATGGCTGTGGCGCGGGTGCTTCTGGCAGCTTTCCCGTTGCCAGCCAATCCAGAGAAACACCGGCAGCATCCGCAAGCTTCTGGAGGCCAAAGAAACTTGGCCTAGCCTTTCCATCCCTCCACTGGGCCAAAGATTCATCGGACACGCCAATAATCTTAGACGCAGCTTTCAGACCTTCGAGCTGCTCAATTGCGTGTGTAATCCGAGTTCCAAGTTCTGGCGTATAACCTGGAACTGGAGTTCCAAGTTTGCGACCCACTTCCACCTTCCCAATTTTCTTTTTCATTTCAACACATTAACCCACAATCCAGCGTTCTAAACGACATTTACAACCTGGAACTGGACGTAGACCAATTATTCTTGTTGAAGGCCAAGAAAAATAGGTCTATGTTTATCCATAGATAGATATTTAACACCTTACAAAAACCGACCTGGCGGGGTCGGTTCAGCGGACGGAAGAGAGCATGGCGCGTAAGCCCAAGGATAAATCACCGGAGGAGATTTTATATCTCCTGAGCGTCGAAGGTCGGACGTGCGCAGATGTTGATCGCACGTTCAAACTACCGACAGGAACGGCAAGCAAGACGCTCGGGTACCCTTATGAGAAAGGGGAACGGGCGATTGCCTTTGTCCTTGGCCTTAAAGCGCATGCCATCTGGCCTTCTCGGTACACCGAGAAAGGTCAGCGGCTCAAGCCTCAACCTTCGAAAAACTATAAGCCACGCCGCCGTATTCGTCACTGTCAAAAAAGGAAGTCGGCATGAACATGAGTGAAAACACACAGATTTCTGACAAGGCATTCATTGATCTTTTGCCGTCTCATCTCGCTTCCCGTGCACAAGCGGACCCCCGTTGTCTGAGGGCATTTCGGAGGATTTATGATGATTTTGGCGTAGATGCCACAAGAGCAAAAGCCGCAGAGCGGCAGCGCGCATACATTATGGATCGTTATTCATGGTTGCTTGGGCTCTCCCTTCAGCAAATTCAAGACATGCAAGAAAACGCTGCATCTGCATCCCGTAATCAGATGCACGATCAGCAGGCTTCAGGTTCTGAAGGTCATCAGCAATGAAATCTTTCAGCACTCCCATGTGGCCCCGCAAAATACCGTCTGTCGCTATGACATGCCACAGCATGATTCTTTCCAATGCCTCTAGGCGTTCCTTCATTTCATCTTCGGACATTGCAGCCTCTTTCAGTCTGCTGGTTGAGCAATCTAACGATAATCACTGTCAAAAAAGGAAGTCAGCATGAACATCGATGCGAAAGACGAGGATTACAAGCGCAAGGAGCTTGCTGCTCTTTTCCCTTACCTCGATGAAAAACAGGTGGAGGCCGTTTATATCTTTGCTCTCCACCTGATGATTGGGTCAATTCCGCCGATCTTTTTCAAGCAGATTGGTGACGCTCTTGAAGGCTCTCGAGGTGATCTATGCCGGAAGTAATTGTAATCCGCAGAGGCTCTTTCTCAGTTGGTATATCGTTCAGCCAACCTTGCATCGTGGTAATGACGTCTTTGATAGATACCGTTTCTTGTTGCTCCAAAGTATCTAGGACGGCTCGTGTGATGGCCTGTGGGCCAAGAGAGGCAAAACCATCTTGCATGTTTGAAGATGCCTTTACCAAGATATCGTCCATATTCATCGTTTCGTCTCCTATCTGGGTTAAGTCGGTAGGGGATGCGTGGAGCGGGTGTTTGCATCACCCCTCCACAACTTTTCATAATACAATCAAGTCTGGAGTCCTCGCATTGATTTTATCGGGGAGTGTTGAGGCATGAAGACAGTTAATCAAGTTCAACTGATCCCGATTGTGGAAATCAACAGCAGCGTCAGGCTGCGGCAGGTTAATGAGGACCAAGCCCAGTTTATTGCCGAGAACATTACGCAGGTAGGACGTCTACGGAATCCGATTGAGGTTCGCAAAGTCGATGACGTGTATATGTTGATTGCGGGTGGACATCGCCTACGGGCTGCAGAAATTCTTGGTTGGTCAGAAATTCCGGCGTTTGTCCTTGATCTGGATAACGATCAGGCGCGGTTAGCTGAGATTGATGAAAACCTTGTGCGGCATGAGTTGATCCCGCTGGATCGGGCCAATTTCATGGCAGAGCGTAAGGCGCTGTACGAAAAGCTGTACCCGGAAACAAAGCACGGAAAGACATCAGGGAATCAATACACAGGCCAGAAACGGGAAGGCGACACGATGTCGTTTTCCCAAGCTACTGCTGAAAAAGTTGGGCTCACCGAACGATCCATCCAGCGCGCCGTAAAGATTGCAACGCAGATATCACCGATTGTTAAAAACCTTTTAGCCAGACAAGCGACGCCGTGGACTCAAAAGGATTTGCTGATCCTTTGCGACGTACCACAAGAACTTCAATACACAGTCGTTGAAAAAGTTACTGACGGTATGAAGCTTAACAAGGCAATTGCCGATGTAAGCGGCACTGCAACACCCGACGACAGCCAAGAAGACAAGCAATTCAAAAAACTGATGCAAGCATGGGGCGATGCATCCCCACCAGTGCAGGAACAGTTTCTTGCCACCCTGCGTGAAGCCAAAGTGATTGAGAGCTGATCATGGCAAAGCGACGGGGGGATCACGACACATTTGACATTCTGGAGGACTACACGCCTCCGGTGATTGTTGAGCGATATGACAGTGAGCGGGTGCGTACGGCTACATTGCGCAGCAAGCTTGCCCGTGCCGTTGCTGAGACACTGAATGATAGTGGTATGGATCGTGATGTCATCGCCGCCGATATGTCCGAATGGTTGGGCGAAGACGTTTCAAAGAACATGCTCAACAACTACGCCTCGGAAGCTCAGGTAGATCACACAATCCCTTATTTGCGATTGATCGCGCTGGTGCAAGTCACCGGCGATGTTCGGCTTATGCAAATTGGCGCCGACATGTTCGATTACATCGTTGTCGAGAAGCGCTTCCTGAAATGGGTGCGTCTGGGCATGAAAGCCGATCGCCGTGAAACCATCCATAAAGCCGCTGATGAGGTGGATCGTGAATTCGATTCCATACTGCGCGAAGTGCGACGAGGGCTGTGATGAAAGAATGGTACACAAATACCGAACTTGCTGACCTCGCACTGCCGGGATTTCCTTGCACATCGCGCGGTGTCGCAAACTGGTTCAAGCTCCGCAATTACGACACTCTGTATCCGAACAAAGTCCGTCGCCGGAGAGAGCAAGGTGGCGGCGTTGAACGTCATGTCAGCCTGCTGCCACGTGGTGTGCAGACCATCCTGCAAATCCGGGGATTGCGGACAGCAGAAACCCCAGATGCAGAAGCGATTATGAAGGAAGCTTATTCTGGTGTTGCCGCTCTACCCCCGCCGCCAGTGAATGAGAAAGGCGAACTGCGACGAGCAGCTATCCTGCTGATCCTGAATTTCTGGGACATATTCCGCAGCCGTGAAAACCTACCATCCGAGATTGCCCGTAATCTGTTCGTGGTGATGTACCGCAATGGCCGCATTGAAAGCATGCCGGACTGGGTGCGAACTGCCTTAGCGACCAATGCAGGCAAAGAGCGGACATTCTGTGTCAACACCATGCGCAACTGGGAAAAGTTGCGTAACGAGGGCAAGTTCTTTGAATTGTCTGGTGACTATGGCAACCGACGCGGCACCGGGGTGCTGGATACTGCAGAAGATGGCAAGGTCAGTGAATTCCTTGCCGCCCGGATCGTGGCCCAACCTGATCTGACAGCCGACCACCTGCGGGATATGACTATAGCTAATTTTGGCAAGACACTGGATACGGTGAGCCCGAAGACTGGCAGCGTTAAAACGGTTTCAATGCCGTCTTTAAAGAGCTTTCAAAGGTGGGTTAAAGCATGGCGCGATGCCCATCAGGATGCCCTGATGAAGATGACCGATCCAGATAGTTGGAAGAACAAGCGCCGTTTCAGTGGTCGCAATATGAATGCGTGGGTGTCACGCCCGAACCAGCTGTGGGAAATCGACGCTTCCCCGGCAGATGTGTTGCTGCTGGATGGTCGATATTCGATCTATGCCGTCGTTGATATCTATACACGCAGGATGATGGTGTCCGTTACCAAAACACCGAAAACGTCTGCGGTTCTGGCACTGGTACGTCGAGCCATTCTGACATGGGGTGTGCCTGATATTCTGCGGACAGATAATGGTGCGGACTTCGTCAGTTACGAATTTAAACGGGCTATGTCTGCCCTTGCCATCCATCAAGACATCACTGATCCATTCAGCCCGGAACAGAAAGGCAGTGTGGAACGCGCGATCGGGACGTTGCAACGTGGTTTGATGCCTCTGCTCCCCGGTTATGTTGGTCATAACGTGGCTGACCGCAAGAAGATCGAAGCCCGCAAGGGTTTTGCCAAGCGTCTTGGTGAGAAAGATCAGGATATTTTCTGTGTCGAACTGACCCATGCTGAATTGTCAGAGAAGATCAATCACTGGGTAGAACACAAATACCATCATAATCCACATGCAGGCATTAATGACAAAACGCCATTCCAAATGATTGCAGAATGGAACGGCCCGATCCGCACCATTAACAATGAACGTGTTTTGGACCTGTTGCTGGCCCCGATCGTTGGCAAAGATGGTATCCGTACCGTCACCAAGTTCGGCATTCAGGCTGATAAAGCCTACTTCATGCATCCTGACCTGATGGTCGGTGACACGGTTCTTTGTCGTTATGACCCCGCCGATATGGGACGGATTTATGTCTATAGCGATGATGGACGCGAGTTCATTTGTGTAGCCGAATGCCCTGAACGTCTGGGTGTTAATCCAGGTGAAGCTGTCCGAGCCGTGCGTGAAGCACAGAACGAGCGGCTAAAACAAGAAGTGGAACCGCTACAGCGCGAAATCCGCAGCATGAAATCCCGTGACATGGTGAACGATGTTCTGCGGGTTGCAGCCGAAAATGCTGAAAATGTTATGGCCTTCCCGAACCGTGTGGAAGCCTACACCACGCCAGCTATTGAAGCGGCTGAAGAGGCTCTGCAGCCGACCATGCCTTATCAGCCAGAAGCACAGCAGAGCACCGCTGAGCATTCAGCAATGCATCAGAAAATCACAGAAGAAATTGAAATGGCCCAAGCCACTGTAGTGCAGATGCCGGAAACCGCACGGGATCGTTACCGCTGGTACAGGGACACGCAGCAACGTGCTGACCGTGGTGAATATGTGCCGCCTGACGATATGCGGCGCATGGTGGCGTACGAGCAAAGCGACGAGTGCAAGGCACAAGTGAAGATGTTTGGAGAATGGGGACTGGACTGGCTGATGGCCTAGTCCAGCCCTCAAACAAAGTAAAGGCCCGATGTAGCAGCACCGGGCCGACGGTCTAAAACAACCGAGGAAACTTATTATGTCAAAATATGCTCCATTAGGCAATGTCACATTATTTGCCGAATTGCTGGAAAAGGTTATCAACCGCCCTCGTGATCTGCCTGGCATTGGCGTCTTTTATGGTTGGGCCGGGCTGGGTAAGACCAAGTCGGCGACTTATGGTGCCAACAGGTATGAAGCCTCCTATCTGGAGGTTGGCGAAAGCTGGGGCAAAGGCGCATTTTGCAAGAAATTGCTGACGGAGTTGGCACAGCCGGATAAGGGCACGATTGCCGATATGGTTGACCGGATCATCGTGACTTTGATGACCACGGACAGGCCGCTGATTATCGACGAGTTTGATCATGTTATCCGCAAGGGATACATCGAAACTGTCCGCGAAATTCACGATAAATCCGGTGTACCGATCGTCTTGATCGGTGAAGAGATGTTGCCACACAGGATTAAACAATTTGAGCGGTTCGATAGTCGTGTGCTTGCCCAAGTTGCTGCACAAAAATGCAACAGTTCTGATGGCTACATGCTGGCAAAAATCTATGCACCAAATGTAGAGATTGCACCGGACATGATGGATACCGTCATTGCACAGACCAAGGGTATCACGCGTCGGATCGCCACCAATCTTTACATGATAAGCGGCACAGCAAAGGTTGAAGGGTGGCAGACCGTTGATCGTGCCACATGGGGCAACAGGCCACTTTATACCAATGCGGTTCCGACACGGAGGAAAGGCTAATGGGTCGCCATTCCGCCATTGTTGAAGTGCAATTGAATGCACGTGTACCACGAGGCCAGCAGGCTTACTGGGATATTATCCGTGAACTGCGTGAATTCACACTGAGCGACATCGATCGCCGTTGCAATGTGGCGCGGGATACAATCGGGGACTATCTGCGTCGATTGGTCAAAGCCGGCTTTATTAAAGCGGATGGCATGTCAGGTGATGCCATCACCTACAAACTGGTCAAAGACCAACTAGAGGCCCCACGGGTCAAGCGTGATGGTAGTGTAGCCAGAAAAATCGGGCTCGGCACCGACTGCATGTGGCGCAGCATGAAAATGCTGGACACTTTTGACGCTGAAGAACTGGCAGCGGCTGCATCTACTGAACTTCACACGGTCAAACCCGGCACCGCCAAAGACTACATCACGCGGCTACATCAGGCTGGTTATCTGGTCATCATCACTGAGGCAATGCCAGGGCACAAACCGAATACCGGACAACTGGCCAGATACAAACTGCCTATGCATATGCGCACTGGGCCAAGAGCTCCACAAGTCATGCGGACGAAATTTGTGTTTGATCCGAACACCCAAAAAATCATGGGCAAAACCGTTGATGCTGAAAGGGATTCGAAATGAATACCTTTCAAACAGTTAACCATGTCGAGAAGGCCCGAAATGCTTGGGGTGACAGCTTGCCGGACTGGGTGTTGGCGTTAGCTGAAGATGCCACGAAGAATCAATCCCAGAGCGTCACGGCAAAGAAAATCGGCTATAGCGTCACTGCCGTCAGCAACATCATCGGCAACAAATACACGGCTGACACAGGCCCAATTGAAGCCGCTGTCCGGGCCAAATTGATGTGTGAAGAGATCGACTGCCCAGAAGTCGGACCTATGCCGCTGGCACGCTGCCACGAGTGGCGTGCTCGGTGTGCAAATGTATTTCAGCCACTTTCATCCACGCATTTAACCATGCGTAAAGCCTGCGCAGCCTGCAAACACAATGGAGGGTCTGATGCTTAGTCACGAATTGGAACGTCTGCACGATTACTTTGCAGTCCACGAAGGCAAGCAAATGCGCTTAACGCCAGTGCAAGTGAGGTTGGTTATGGCACGCCTCGACAGCATGCAGGACGAAGCACGGCAGATGGAGCTTTGCACTGTGCCACACCACCTGATCGACCACAACGATCTGCCTGACAACACCGTATCGCTGTTGCGTCGCTTAGACACTCCCAGCGATTGCTTTCCGGACGGTGCAGCATGATGACCCGCCCCATTGATCCGATTGCGGGTGAGCATTGTGCATGGGCTGCATCAGTTGGCATGTCCCCAGCCGATGTTATCCGGTCTGTTGACCCATGGCCCACGCTATCAGCTCCCACTTGGGCAGATGCCGTAACCGCCATCCGGCTGGCGTCAAATTGCCTCAGATTCCTGCGGCCTAAAATCAGGAGGCGGGCATGAAAAAGCGATCAGGACTCCTCTGGTGGATCCGGCAACAGTTTCGACACTGGCGGAACCTCCGCACCGTTAACCCCTCTTTTAAACCGTCTTCAAGGAGGCCCGTCTGATGGCTGATACCAAAGCCAAGTTTGGCACAAAAATGGATAACATTGAGCAACTGGCGCGGGAAGCATCCGCAGCCCGTGACTTGCTCCATACCCGTGCTATGGCTACCCAAGCCTTGATCGATCAGGTCAAGGCAGCACACGCAAAAAGCCTGTCTGTACATGCGCGGGATTTGGCTGATTTGTTTGATCGACTACATCAGGCTGTTGAGGATGCGCCGGAGTTGTTCCGCAAACCTAAAACCATAGTGCTGCACGGCATTAAGGTCGGTTACAGCAAAGGCAAAGGCGTCATTGAGTACGCCAGCGATGACACCCTGATTAGCAAGATCCACAAGCATTGCCCGGAACAGGCAGATACGTTGATCCGAACCAAGGAAAGCCCAGTCAAGGCAGCTCTCAACAATCTGGATGCAGCATTGCTACGTAAGCTGGGCGTCACCATTACGCAGACCGGAGACCAAGTGGTCGTCAGGCCTGTGGATGGCGAGATCGACAAACTTATCGCAGCGCTCATCAACTCCGACCCGGAAGACACCGAGGCAGGAGAAGCGGCATGACAGTTCTAAAATTTAAGCGCCACAGAACACTAGCCGAAATTGGCCCTGTTGCTCTTGCAAAAGGTCTCTGGGTGGACTCAAGCCGACATGATGATGAAGG